GCGACAGGCGTTTTAGCGTGCAAGGGCTAAAGGCTAACGCAGCTGCAGGGGACACCATCGCGATCACGTTTAAAATAACGGAGCAAGGCGAAACGGTGCTGGTTATCAACATCACGAATCACGCCGAAATGATCCAGCCAGAATGGGAGGTGGCATTGTGAGAGCAATGAAAGTGGACTGTACGATAGTTAATGATTGGCAAGCCTACAGGGACAGCTGTAACCGTGTTGTGCGCGCCTATCACGAGGATATTGAGATCGACATTCAAATGATGCAGGAGGGCATCGCTGGCGTGTACTGGGCTGACGAAATGGGAACGCACTCTGCGCCGATGTTCACGCTAGATCAGCTGCCCGCACGCGGGAAAAAGCGCCGGTACTTGTTTGGCGAAGCTGACGCGCGGACGATTGTGAAAAACGCTTGTGGGACACTATCGAAAGCCAGCGAAAAGGCGATCCATCATTATTTTGATGGCGTGGCTATAAAAGTAATCAGCGGCGAAGAAGCGCTGGGCATTGTCAGGGATTATCAAACCCGTATGTCCAATCTGTTTGACCGGAATCGCTACCCCGCATAAGCCAGCTGCAATTAACCCACCCCCACCAGTTCGGCTGCGGGGGTTTTTCAGTGCCAATACCGGCAGTGTTAGGGAGATTTAAAATGGATAGTGCAAATGAGATGAGCGAGCGAATGAGCCGCGTGTTTGAGCAGGAAAAGCTTGAAAGCGTATACCCGAGTTTTTATCAGTCGATAGAAGATGACGACGAGAGTGCCGGTTTTATTGTCAACTGCACGGTTGTTGAGTCGGATTCGCTGGCGCGCATATCAAAAACTAAGGAGCGCATAGAAGATTCCTTGCACCGGCTTTATTATAACGACGGCTGCAGTCACTCCCACGATTGCTGCGGGTGCTGGTTTACTAGCCACGTAAAGATCGACATTAAGCCGACGCGCAATATATACGGTAACAGCAAGCCTTGTTATGACGTGACGGCGACATTCGGATATGGGCGAAACGTGTAATGACACGTAAAAAAATAACCCCAGGCGAATACAACGAGTGGCTTGAGCAGGACGGGCGCGGCATTGTCGCGCTTGAGCCGTATGTGAATAACCTCACCAAAATCCTGCACCAATGCTCAGAAGGGCATTCGTGGCCGGTAATGCCTGTCAGTATTAAACGCGGCAAAGGTTGCGTTATTTGCTACCGGAAAATCCTTAAACACGATGCAGGGCAGTACAGCGAATGGCTAGAGCAGGATGGGCGAGGCATCGTGGCGCTTGAGCCGTATGTAGGGAGCGCTACCAAAATCCTACATCAATGTTTAAAAGGTCATCAGTGGGAGGTAAAGCCTCGCGATATTAAAGCGGGCAAAGGTTGCGGTGATTGCAGTCGCAATAAATGCAAACATAATACAGAGCAATACAGCGCTTGGCTTGAGCAGGACGGCAGGGGCATTGTTGCGTTAGAGCCTTATGCCGGCGCGCACACTCCAATTAAGCACCAATGCTCAGAGGGGCATCAGTGGCCTGCAGTGCCGAGCAGTATTAAAAAAGGCACTGGCTGCCCCACCTGCAACGCAATTGCTACAGACGCCAATGTTTTTTACATCTGGGAGAAACGCAGAAGACGCAGGCGTGTACAAGGTCGGCATCACCAGTGAGCGCCTTGCAGATGATCGCATTGCGATATGCACGAGGCAAAACAAAATGAAGGCTAACATTGTCCTAATACTTGCGGCCCCTAACGCTAGAGACATTGAGCGCAAGGCGCTAGAGATGGGCGAGAGCGTGGACTACCCGACTAGCATTGACGGCCACACTGAGTTCAGGACGCTACACCGATCACGAGCTTGGTAAGGTTTATCAGCTTGCAGGTGAGGTCAGCATGAGAAACTGGGACGAATCCAAGCTGCGCAGTCTGGCGCTTATTGACAGTGAGCAGGGTTTAGCCGCTGAAAAGGAGCTGGTACGCCGCAGCAAGCCATTGAGTGACAAGGTTATCGTGAGAAAAATTCGCTGTTACACTGAAAAGCTGAAGAATCTCAGGCAGGAAATAGATGAGATCGAGGCTATTCTCAAGTCGCTCAATGACCAAATTTAAAACGGCGGTCCCTAACCCGTCAGTTTTGGCCCCACTTAGGTGGGGTTTTTTATCGCAGCTAAAACCTGGAGTAAAGCTTGGGTGTTTTCGTGGTTTGCCTGTTCTAGTAGCTCGGCAATGATTTCATCCAATATCGGCACTAGCGGCACTATGGACTGGTCTTCTAATGCAGGGTGCCAGTGTGAATACTTCTCCATAACGCTTGCCTTATTTTTTATTACCAATTGGCGGTCGATCAATATAACTATATATTGTTTTACAAAGTATTTATTACAGACGAAATTAGTATTGATTACAGCTCATTAGCTATCAAATGGTGACACATGAATATAAGCAGCTATACCTACCTATCCACCTATGCGCGCCGTGGCATCCACTTACTGAGGCAGCGCTGGCCTAATATTGATAAACATTTTAATGAGCGCGACATTGATGTAGACCGAATCAATAGCGAGATGACGTGTACCCCCGAAGACTTAAACGCGGTTATGGATTTGCTGGTGGACAAAATGGGGGTGTCAGCGAGCTTTTTATTCGCGCGCGAAATTCGACTGAGCTATATGGGTCCAGCTGCGGCGGTAATGCTTTCAGCGCCAAACGTCCAAGCGGCGTTAGCTTGGGCCGTGCGGGTAACAAATAATGAAAGTGGCACTAGAGTTAAAATGTTTGTTATCAACGGCGATGCTGAGTTGACGTGGGAAATGGATAAAAACCTCACGGCTGGGTGCCGAGAGTGCGCGATCATGGCAACCGCTAAAATTGCCAGTGAGATTTTAGCGCAGGGCTGCGATGGGGTTCCGATTCGCAAATGCGTTTTAACACTACCTACGGATTGCGTTGTCGCTGCTGATCTAATCTCAGGCGCATTAAATAACATTACGATTAACTGGTGTGGCACTAGCAAGGAAATGGGTCTGCATGTTCCGGCTGCGTTTTTAAAGCAGCGGCTTATTAATAGCGATGAATTGGTCTACAAAGTGTCCAAAGAATATGCTGAGTTGTTTTTTGATTCTATAACGGCAAAAGATAACAAAAGTTACACCCGTACCGTTATTGATACCGTTCGCCAAATGGACCCGCTTGACGTGGATTTGAAATCCACAGCAAAAGAGATCGGGCAATCCGAGACCGCGTTTAAAGATAGACTAAGGACTGAAGGCTCGACGTTCACTGAGGCTAGAAATGAAGCTTGGATGCAGATTGCGCTTAGGCTAGCCGAAGGCGGAGCAAGTCGTGTTGACGCCGCAGATCACTTCGGCAAGTCATCAGCCAACTTCGGGGAATGGTTTAAAGCGCATCACCCCGCAGGCAAAAGTTACAGCGATATAAAAAATTTAGTCTAGCAATGGCGCGGGCTTCAGCCTCACGAATTGGCTGATTCACCGCGTTTCGATCTGCGTTTGTCGGTGTCAAGCCCCCAGTAAGTCCCCGTTTCACCCCTGTATCCATAGCGTATTTCTGCGCGGCCAATGAAAAGTGAAAAGTTGAGCAATAACCGTTTGAGATAATACTGTCACGCGCTGCAATTCCGCAGTGCGATGTTAGGGAAATAACTATGACAGTTAGATATGAATGGGACGTCGAAACGTGTGACCAATACGGCGACATAGAAGACCACGACCACGACGACAAGCTCCGGCCAGATATGGCGCTTGACGCAATCACTTACGGAAACCGGCGAGGCTTGGTGTTAGTGCGCGATGATGATTCGGGCCGGCACTGGGCGCATGTTCAGGATGCAAAGCTCCCCGAGTTTTTCCAATGCGCCTACCAGCGCGACACAGTGCGCATACCAAAGCGCTTTCACGCTGAGTTAGCCAAAGTCATAAAGGAGGTTAGAGCATGAATGAAATAGAAGGTTACACGGCTCATGGTCCCGATGCTGTTTTTGGCATAATGGGGCAGGGTGTGGTCGCTACTGTTCGGCGTCACAAAAACATCATGTGGAAGTTCCAGCTGACGGTAGAAACCCATGACAAGCCAGACGCCTTATATAAGAAGTGCTACAAGACGCTGGATGAGGCCAAGCGCGCTGCACACGCCGCAGCTGACGCAGCGAGGAAGTAGGCTACCAGACCCCGCTCCGGCGGGGTTTTTTATAGCTTCGCAACCGCATACACCCCGATCGTCCCGTCTTGAATCAGGTAGTCCCGACTCACCAGAAACGCCACAATGTCCCGCAGCTTGCTCGTTGTCATGGTGCTGCAGATAGATCGCAGCTCTTCTATCGTGATGTTCTCGTCCGGATAGACAGACAAGTACCTGCAGATTCGCACCAGCTCCGGCGTGTAATCCTTAGCCTCACCGAAAAATTCAAACGCGCTTTTAGTGTGCAGGTATTGATTCTGCGTCAGGAAGTCATACACCAGCTGCGCCGTCTCTTCTGAAATCTCAGTGTCATTATCAAACCCTGCCGCATCAGCGAAGTGCCAGACGATTAGTAGCCGGCCAAACAGCGCGGAGTATTTGTTGAGCGCACTGTTCAGCCCTTCATACTCCGACCGGCTCTGCTTAAAGACCCAATGGTTAAGCTTCACGCGGACCCGATCGGCGCCAGCTGATAGCTGCAGCTCTGCTTTCTGTAGGCCGCGTCGATAGGCGCGCTTTACCGTTGCGTCCCACTTAGCTAATGGCTCCAGATCAGATACCGACTCATCGGGCAAGCGGCGGGGTCCAGCAACCGATAGCAGATGCCGCTCAATGAATCCGTTACTGCCAGTTGCCTTAAACAGCTGGGCTGCGACGGCTGGCTGGATGCCTCCGATGATGCCAAGGCTTAGGTTTTCGACCGTGGTGGCACCGTCCTGCTTTCTATCAATTTGATATTGGCCTCCGTCATATGCCGTGAGCATCACACTGGCATCCTTTCCCGCACCGCCCGCAGCGTAGCGATCAAATCCCCCCATCAATGCAGCCAGCTCATCAGCAATAATGACGCTGCCGCCATTCCAGAATTGCTGGACCTTACAAACGCCTTCGATCGTAATGTCCTGCAGCACGAGTCTGGGCTGCTCGTAATCAAGCGGGTTCACGGGTGGGGGAATAGGTATGTCTTCGCCTTTTTCTATGTCTTTTATCGTTGAGGCCCGTTTTTTCAGCTCCACATTGTACGCCTCGCGCATCTCGCGGGCTTTGGGCAGCAAATCTTTCTCGATTTCACGTAGGGGCGCGCAAGCCTTGCTTGCCATGGGTGATTTACCGGCTCCACTGGTCGCAAGCGTCGTGGCCCAGATGCAAGCGCGCTGAGTATAGTTCTCGGTGCGTTTCAGATTCACCTTAGTCATATCGTGGACCGCTGCGGCTAAAACCGCGATGGCAGGTGAGGCAAAGAGCCACGGATCACTGCCCGTTGCGGCGGCGCTGGCTTCGGCGCAGTCGGCAATCACTTCAGGTAATCCCGTTCTACTCCAGGGTACAGGTGTTGGGTCCAGCAATATGGGTTTAACTGTCGCGCGGAGCGAAGCGATGGGGCTGCTGTCTACGCTTGGCGTTTCGCTTGCGTCGGGTACGGGCTTTCCCACGCTTAATTCAGGCACCTCCGAGACCCGCTCTTTTATGGCAGCACACGTCTGCTCTTTGCCGTGTTCACAGAGGTAGTCATTCCAATCTGTATTATGCTCAGGAGGTAGACACTGCAGGTTGTCGGCCAGCTGGGCTGACTTGCGCGCAGCGTCAATGCCGGCATGGTCATTGTCCGTAGCAATGATGACTGTCGCAGCGGGTGATTGGGTTTTGATGAGCCGCGTCACGTCCATAACGTTACCGGACGCAAACGCGCATACCACCATATCGCCAGTCGCTTGATGTACTGAACAGCTGGTGGCAAAGCCTTCACAGATAAAAATTCTAGGGGTAGGCGCGCCAAGAATGGTGAACGCCTCACTGGTACGGCCCCCGCGCATGAATCGTTTTTGGCCTAGCTCGGTAGGGGTGTCTTTAATGGTCTGCACATTGACCCGAGTACCGTGTATATCAAACATGTTGATATTGAGCTTGGTGCCATCGCTATTGCTGCCAGCCTTATCCGAAATGGCCGGAAGGGTAATGTCGATCTGTTTGCGAACGGTGTAGGGTGTTTCGATTAGCGGACCGAGTGGCATACCCTCCAGCTTCTCTCGGACCTCCTTATGCAGCATGGCCTGCTGCTTCTTCTGGCCCTCAGCACCTTTACGCTGCATGGTGCGCTTTTGTTCGGGGGTGCAATTGCTACTGGTCCACGTCGTATGCTCAGAGGTTCGCCAGTCACCAAACGCGCCGCCAGCCCGATCCCCCTCAGTGTGGAAGACACACCAGCCCGCATCGCCTCGACCATTATCCTTGGTGCTAAAGCGCTGCATCCGTCCGGTTTCTTTAATGTTGTCTGGCGCGTAGCCTAGGCTATTTTCGATCGCTCTCAGGAAGTCTGCTTCGTACTTCATTCAGACAGTCCTCCGCGTCTGTACAGACAAGGTAGGTGCCGCCAGCTCTGTTGAATATTTTTTCGTATTGTTTTTGCGCATCAGACTGCTTTCCTTTTGCGGTTTTGACCTCAATCTCAACCGAGTGTCCATTGATGACGCAGCGCAAATCCCCTTGACCTTTTATTCCAAACTTCACCAGTCTTCCCGATTGGTCCCGCATAGCGCCCGTGTTCTGGCGCAGCACGAGCGCGCTAGGGAAGGCTTGCTGTAGAGCCAGCTGTATCTCTTGCTGGATCGTGCTCTCGGGCTTCGATCCATTGGGCTTCTTTGTCATATCCGTTTTTTCGGAGCCAGTTTGACAAAAGATACTGCTTACCAGAATATTTGACCACTATTTTTCCACTCGCTTTCCGAAGACTGCCAGCGGGTTTGCCTGCGTATTTCGTGTTCCATAGCGCGTCCTGCGCACTCCATTCCATTCTGCGTCTCCAGACACAGCTATCCTCAGTGATGTTTAAAACCTGCGTAAAATCTAGGCGATTCTCGCGCCACCACTTAACACATTCTGGCATCGGCCAGTCGGTCTTCAGGTGTAAGTCATACGGGCTGGTCGCGACTCTTCCCGTCAATAGGAAGGCATGGCGATCCACTGGCCCATCATCCTCAGCACTGGGGCATCCTTCGTAATGTTCCCCATAACCTCGACAGTCGGGGCAGATATTCAGACTAACCACTGACTTTCTCCTTAGCCCAAAAATGCACGATCCCAGGTTTATAGCCTTTGGCCCTCGCTATGGCGTGCAGCTTGGCCCAGTCGCCTCTAGCCAGCTTCTTTGCTTCGGCCAGCTCCATCAGCTTCAAGCTACGCCGCCCAGTCCACTCAGGGTGCTCTTCCCGCCATTGATCTATTCGGACCAGCTCGCCTTCTTCTTCTTTAAGCTTTCTCTCACCCTCTAATTGGCGCATGAGGCCGCAAGGAAACTCAGGATACTCAGAAGGGCAGCTCTGATACTGCATGTTCTCAAACACCCCGAGGCATGAGTCACACGTCCGAATCAGCTGCTCTGGCTTCTCGCGCTTGACCTTTCCCTCCAGCGACCACTCTCTCTCAATACAGGGTAGGCCGTGAGTTTTGACGTTGTTGACCATATCCAGAATAATTGCTTTGGACCCGTCTTCTTTAGGGCGCAGTACCCGCCCGACTTGCTGCAGGTAGATCGTGAGGCTTTTGGTGGGGCGCATTAAGATGACTGACTGCACGGCGGGGATGTTGAAGCCTTCCCCGATGAGCATACAGCTGGTTAGTACCTTTATTTTGCCGGCTTTAAACCGACTGATAATGTCCGCGCGCTCGTGACGCTTCATAACACCGGATAAATATGCTGCAGGTATGCCCTCAGCCCAGAACGCATCGGCTGTCATCTTCGCGGCTTTAACGCCAACGCAGAAGACAAGGCACTGGGTATTGAGTGCATGGGCAATATAATGCTGCACGGCATTGCCCAGTATCGAAGGGCGCTCTTCAACAAAGGCTTGTAGACCCTTCTTGCTCCAGTCGCCAGCGACGTTCTTTACCTCATTGAGCGCTGCCAGATCCCTCAGTTCCATAGGTGGCGCTAGGTAGTGATAGTCCGCTAAATAGCCTTGGTCGATAAACCACCGTGGGCTTGGCATGTCGATGATCTGGTCAAAGGCTTTGAGGGGCTTGCCATCCAGCCGCTCTGGGGTGGCCGTGAACCCTACCACCTTAGCGTCCGGCCAGTGATCCATAATGGTTGTATACGTGGACGCTGCGGCATGGTGCGCCTCATCAATGATGACCACATCGGGAGCCGCTATATCATACATGCAGTTTTTAAGCGTCTTCGCCATCGTGACTAGGACGTCATAATGCTCTGGCAACTTATCGCCACTGAACAACCGCTGCACATCACAATCAAACGTATCTATCGCTTGATTGCCTAACGTCTCGCTATGACTGAACCAGACCACTCGCCTGCCTTTACTAAGCGCGCCATCAATAATGGCCGCAGCGATCACCGTCTTACCTGCACCCGTAGGTGCCTGCACGATCAATCGTCTGCGACCATCCCTAAAGGCATCGCGGCAGCGTTGCACCGCACTTGACTGGTAATGCCTTAGCTTCACTGGCTGCGCCAAATGCGGTACTTGGAGTCATCCAGCTTTCGCATCGTGAACCGCAGCTCGCTCTTGGTGCGAGGGTATCGGTAGACGATGTTCTTTAAAACGCCATAGCCGCCGGTCAAGTCATCAATCTTGATTGTGATAGAGCCGCCAACTTCCAGCGCCTCCATCATGTTGATAACCTTTGCCTCGGCGTCCGAGCGGTTCCTGCGAACCGCTGGGATAGCCATGCGCTCTTCGTCGCGTTTAACCTTAAACATTTAGAAGTCCTCTCGGGGCTTTGGCTCTTCGGGTTCAAACATCTGGACCCACCCATCCCACTCGTTACCGCAGGGTATGGCGTCGATCTTCATGCTCGTTTTCTTCGTTTCGTCGTTCTTGAAGACCGAGCCAATGGTGACCCATCGCGTTTTCTCTTCGCCGTTTAACTGATAGGTGCCAGTCGCAGCCTTCAGTACCTTTACTTTCTTTGAAGCCATTTTTTTCTCCTAGTTAAAAAATCCCACCCCTGGAGCCTCCTAAGACTAGGGGTGGGCAAGTCCTACCTGCCCGATAGGATTCTCTCTCGACCGATCGCTTGGTCGAAACTGTTGCAGAGCTGGCAGTACCAACCCTGTCTAACCTTCTTCTCTGCGTAGACCACTTCTTTAGCCGCAGCCTTGCACTTCAGACATTGCTTTATCTCTAAGCTCTCGCGCTTCACCATGGAATTTCCTAGCCCTCGCCATCACGGTCATTGAATAATTCGTTGAATGCTTCTTCGCTAGTAGTTCCCCGAATTGCCTTCTCTCGGCGGCGCTGGGCATCAGACATAGATGAAGGCTCATGCAAAGCTCCATGTACTGCTTCCCGCATGTGTCTAACCCGACGCTGCGCTGCGCGTGCAGAAGGCGTAAGTAATCGTGGAATTCCACGGCGGCTCACTCTTCCACCACAAGCCGGCTGACAGGCTCAAAGCAGGTTTCAAAAACTACGCCGCAATTGCTGCACTGGTGACATAAGAGCGCCACGTCCAGCTCATCGTGAAAGCCTAATTGTCCGATGGGTGGGCAGTGTTCCTCGCCACACTCAGGGCATTGATTACTCGGAATCGGCATCAGTAGCGACCTCCGGCTCAAGGACTGGCACGAAAGAATTGGTGTGAATCCCAGCAAGTCGCTGCAGCTCTGTCTTTAAGTCAGCTGCATTGGCCTGCCATTCTTCGTCAGACACGGCCTCAAGCCTCACCATTGCCCGCGCGGCTATAAAGTTGCCGAATGTGAAGAGCGCCTGCCTAACCGTATCGGACGCATCCAGCTGACGTGTGACGCCGTGCGCTTGCTCACACAGCGTCGTCAACTCTTGGACTAGAGCCTTGTTAATCTCGTCACTCATTACTCGTATCTCACTCATCGAAACTCTCCCTAAAAGTCGAAGTCATCGTCATCAAAAGTCTCAGGCGGCGGGGTCTTTGTTGTCGCCTTAACCGTCTTTGTTACGGCGTCGGTCAACTCTTTCCGACTAGTAGCTGACGCCTTGGGCAAACCTTTCTTGGCGGGTTCAGCCTCTACCACCTCGTCAATGTCTTCGTCTGGAGCTAGCAGAGGAAGCAGGCCAGCCAGTACATAGCGCCGGAAATAAGTCAGCATAGAGCCTAAGTCCTGCGTCTTCTTGACGGTCATTGGGACCTCAAACTCGTCACTAATAAACTCGCCACTGATATGGTTTAAGCGCCATCGAATGCCGACCGCCCCTACCGTTGCTGAGTACGGGGCCATTAAGAGCGCCAGACCGTTCTCACCAAAGACCTTCCTAGACTGTTTTTGGAGGTCTTCAATTCTTGCGTACTTACCAATCATCCCGCCGCCGTTGCCACCCTGTTCAGCTGGCTGACAATCTTGCTGCGCCTTTGCCAGAGCTGTACTTATCTGGCCTGTCCCTTCGCTTGTATTCATTTTGCATTTACCCTCATAGATCGGTTTCCGTGTTTGTTTAGCTTTGCGCTGACCTTGCCCGCGTTACACTCCAGAGCTATGGCGTCACCCATAAACTCAAGGAGCTGGGCCTTGGCCGATTTCTTTGTGTCTGCGGCAACCTTCTCGGCGGTCGCCGCTTCCTTGTAGTCCAGTATCAGCTGCTCAATTTTTAGATTGCTGAACGCCTGTACGGTCCTGCTCTCATCGACTCGGTTCATTAACGCCATGACAGCTTCGTAATCGCTGGGAAGGATTGGCTCTGGTGGCGTCCTGTTATCAACGCTCTCCCAGAAAAGATCAGTAGCGGTCAACATGTTGTCAATGAGGTCTTGATCCCGCTCGATCCGATTAACCATCAACTCGCTGTTGCCTATCATGGCTACTAAATACGCATGGGACGTGTTCGTGTGGTGCATTTGGAATTGCGTCTGCACGACGAATTTGTCGGGAGGCAGGTACTCACCCTCATTCTCCAGCGCGATGTAGTCACGCTTGCCGCCAAGAAACTTCAGCTCCACTGGTACAGTGCTGCCATCGTCTTCGGTGTACAGGTAGTCAAGCGTGGCGCAAGTGCGCCGCTCTTCGTCGTAGTGAAACTTCTCAGACTTGTGGATGCTGATACCACGGATAGTCATAGCCAGCTCTGCAATGCTGTCCTCGAAAATTGAGCCAGCCATCACAGGCACAACTCCTGACAAGTCTTCTGGCTCGGACAGCCCAGCCTTCTCCATGTACATCTGCAGCGGGGTCTTGTAACCGATACCGAATAGCGAAGCGACTTCACTGCCGCCCAGTAGCTTTGACTTGAGAGCCAGCCACTCATTGCGGCTTGGGGTGGGGATTGATTTCATACTTGGTCCTCGTTGTGGAAAACCAACCCTACCTTTCGTCAAACTGCAAATCAACACCTTTTGTCGAGTTCTGTAAGGAAAAGTCTCCATTAACCACTCGTAGAATACCCAGGAAATACCTATTGCAGGAGTTTGTAGAATTAAGTTAGAATCATAGGTCACAACACTAATGATGTTTGCAGACTATCGACTAACGGGAGTATACTTTTGACACACCCATCTCCATGGTAGAAATGCTATGTCACGAAATACACGGATTAGAAGTACGGAAGAGACTAGGAAGGTCTTCGGCAAGAAACTGCTTGATGCAATCAGAGATGCCAACATGAACCAGAGCGATTTAGCTCGACGATTAGGATTAACTAAAGATGCTGTTAGCAGTTACGTGCGCGGTCGGTGTTTACCTAAAGACGAAACTATGGTCCAAATCTGCAAAGAGCTTGGAATCGAAGAAGAACAGCTGTTGCCCCGAAGATACGACGAGTCACCAACAAACCCAAGCGTAAAACTTATGTCCGTGGGTGATAACTCTGGCAACTACTTTTTAAGCATTAACGTCGTTTGCACGCTACTGGAGGCGAACGAGCTAATTTCAAAAATACCAAGGGGCGCCGATGTTATTGACTCAGAGTGAAGTCGCTACCCGTTTGCGCGTCAGCGTGCAGACGGTTGCGAAACTAAGAAAGGAGGGAAAGCTCGTAGCACTAAAAACAAAACCCATTCTCATTGATTCAGACGACTTAGAGGCATATGTGTGCAAATTAAAAAGCGAAGCAATGGTATCTATTACGCATTTTACTACGACCCGAACAACGGACGTAGCAGGAAGCAGAGCCTTTACACGCGCGATCACAAAACGGCGGTTGCTAACGCGCAGCAACTAATCAATCTTCAAGCAGAGCAGGGCATCGAAGACCTTGTTACTGTCGGTGAAATCCTAGATCGCTACGTGATCGAACATATCAACATCAACAACATCAACCCAGAGTCCAGCAAGACAAAGATCGCTGCCGTTAATAAAATCCTTGGAAGTATCGTCGTAGGCAAGCTCAAGCGCGCAGATATTACGCGGTACAGGCTTGCGAGAGCTGGTGTAACCAGTGGTACGCAGCGCGGGGAGCTTAGTATGCTCGTAGCGGCGCTTAACTTTGCAAAGAAAGAGGGGTTTATCGACGCCGTACCCCATATTGACTTACCCGCCTATAACCCGCCTCGCAAGCGCTGGCTTAACTGGGATGAGATTAATCATCTACGGACTACCGCTAAGTCTATGCGTCTGACGCCAGAGAAGCCCGCTAGGGTCGAAATATACCTTGAGCTAGGTCTATACACTGGGCAGCGCAAAAGAGCCATTGAAACGCTAACCTGGGATCGTGTGGATTTTGGTGGCAACGTCATTGACTTCCAGTACCGCGAGAAACAATCAAGCAAGCGCAGTGGTGATGTTGAAATGCACCCGAAGCTGCGGGAGTTTTTGTTAGAGCTGTTTAAGCAACGTGATACCAAATACGTGCTGTACAACGATGGCTCAATCCGGACCACGTTCAATAACATGCAGACCAAGGCTGGCATCACCGACTTCACCCCAAACACCCTGAGACATACCTGCGCTAGCATCCTCGTAAGTGCCGGTGTTTCTACGTTTGTGGTTAGCCGGATTTTGGGCAATACACGCCCAGATGATTGAACAAACTTACGGCCATTTAAACCGCGAAGCACAGCGTTCAGCGCTGGTCCATCTGGAGCCTAAATAGACACCAGTGGACACTAAATTGACAAGTTCGTACAACTTATTATCAACACCATGCCGACAAAATACTCAATGAAACTGCGCTATACAATGGTTTCGTGGACAAATGAGTATGCAGAGTCACCATACTGGCAGTGTTGAGGTCGTCGGTTCGATCCCGTCTGGCTCCACCAATGACCGCCTAGCCTACAAGCGAAGCGGTCACTAACTAGGTCCGGCGACTGGTGTCTATACTGGCGACTAAATCACCTGCCTTCACGGTCATCTTTGCGACCACCCCGACCATCCCGACCACCTCTTCCAGACTTCTTTGTCTCGCCTTTTTCACCCACAATTTCATCGGTAATTTGCCCCCTGCTCTTAGAGGTAGAGAGGATTGCAGTACCGATTGTGCCAGCCGCTTTGAAAGGTATCGGAACGGGAGCGTGCATGAGCGCGGAATAAGCACCCATCATCACTAAGTCCAAAGTGGATTTTACGGCATTATGCTCCGCTGTATTTGTATTCGGGCTGTTTCGATCAGTAAACATTGTTGTGATGTTCTGAATATTATTATAGTAGTAAGACGGAGCCGCACCAGCTGATAGCGACGTAATATCGCGCTGGTACTTGATGCCGTAAACTGCGTTGACCATCGGCTCCGTTACTCCAAACAAACCTGCTCGCATCACGGCCTGCTGCCAAAACTCGCCTTTTACCTTCTCCCAATACTCATCGTCATCCTCATAGTCGCCAGTCAATCCGTAGCGGACCATCCAGACTAAACCCTGCAGCCCGATCAATGTGCCGAGCGCGACCATTGAAGGTACGTAGATAGAAGGTCCATAATTTTTTATTATCTTGGCTTGGCGTATAAGCATTCGGTTGAATCTGGCTGCGAAGCTGAGAATGCCCATCACCAACCCACCCCAGCCCTTTTGATTTGCAAACCTCGACTTGTCAACTCTCGCAGGGTCCATAATTGAATCATGGACCCAGCGATCAATTGCGCTTTGGATTTGCTGGGTTTCTGGTGCTTGGTCCAGCTCTTCAATCGTAGGCTTAGGCCCAAGCTTTATTACGTAATCCCAGTGCCTCTCAACCAGCCCAAGCTCTGCCATTAACTTTATGGAATCTTTATCCCCGTCCTTTGCACGCTGCGCAATTAATGGCATCTGCTCCATAACATAACTTGTAGTGGCGATTTTAGTTCCGATCATTAGGGGCTGCTGACCAGAATAAATCATCATGGCCGCATACATATCAGCGCCACCCCTGCTAACCGCCTCCAAATTTATCCGGTTTTGCATTGATGTTTCCGTACCAACATCTTGAATGATTCCGATGAATCGTGCCATTTCATACCGATAACGCGAGGCTTCACTTGGCTCCAGACCCACCCACGTTTTCGTAATGCTAAATAAGTCTGCCGCCATTTTGCCGTAAATTTTTCCGGTGGCTGTTATTGCCTTATTAGCGCGCATACCCGCTATTGTTGGCTCCGCAATCTGAGAAAACACTGCGCGTAAAAGCATATACGGGATGGTCGTTGTTTTTACTCCAGCGATTACCCTTAGACCGCGATAGGTAAACCCTTCATTTCCTTGATTTCCAAGAATCTGATTTACACCCATTTCAATGGCTTCATAATGAGGCTGCTGTAGCTCCCCTGCGATATTGTCCATTGCTTCGTGTAGCTGCCAGCCAACTGGTTTTTTACCCCTAATCTCTCGACCAAACATATCGCTGTAGACAGCTCTGCGAACTGCCTTGGTAATGTAACCATCAAAAATGCCTGGAATATCCTGTATCAACCAATCGGCCATAATTTCATCGGCTTCTGGTGGCAACTGCCTTGACCTCTCAAAGTCTGAGCGCGGCACACCGTTATCGTGCAGTGAGCTTCTTGACCAACTCTGTGGCTGGGCTATTGATTGGTGCCAGTCAAATGCAGACTCACGCGCCCAAGCGTGCCTTACATGGGGGTGCAGCTCTTGATACTTCTCATTTAATTGCTCTTCAAGATCAAGAATTTCATCCGCAATAGCATCTGTTTCGGCATCTTCATCCTTGGCAGCGCTAAAAGCCTCCTGCAAATCAGCAAGCTCTTTCTTTAAGTCTTGAATGTCAGCCCAAATGCTCTCGCCTTTATTCCCGATATGGATCATGTGCCTATTACGGAACGTGCCATCCTTCTTAGGGATATACCGACGCACCAGACTCTCAAACTTTTTGATTACTTCGGGATTTTCAGCAACATCGAGCATTCCTTGCTCAACTACGTCGTCATCAAAAACTAGCCGATAAACCCTAGTGGCGTCCTCTTTGAATTTATTCCCGTTATCTATCGCATAACGAATACCTAAGTCGTCCCATAGCCGAGGAAGGTATGCGTTCTTTGCGTACCCTAGCTCAACCCCCATTGACTGCATGAAGTTGTAAATATCGTCCAGTGGCACTCTAAGGTCTGCCGCAGCACGCAGGTACTCTGGATGATCCTCTGCTAAACGCTCGTAATTTTGGTCAGTAGCAACCATTAGATCGCGCAGAATCTTCATCTGCTTTGCGTCCATCTTGTTGATATTGTGCTTTTTGAAAATATCACTTACCTGATTGGCGAACTTCCTTGTGTAGCGTCTAATAGTCTCTTCAAACTTTGGCCCTTGATACGTTCCGGAGCCTGGGTCTGTTGCAACCTTGTCGATTACGAATTTCAAGCCTTCGTTTTCTGGATACTTATTTTGGAAGTGCAGCAACTCTCCACGGATAGACCACCAAATCATTCCCATAGATTGCTGAGACAGCTCATCAACCTTACGGAAGGCTTTGTGATCGAAGAATTTATCCCAAGGGACCGCCTTTTCCATATCACCTATTTGGTCGGCCAGCTTGTCTACTTTTTCCTGCGCTTTGCCTACGCCGTAACCGCCAGATTCTTTTGCCTCGTCTAGCTCTTTTTGAGCCTCTAACAAGTCACCCTCTGCTTTTACTAGCGCTGCGCTCTTGGAGTTTTTGTGGCGAATTTGAGCATCTCGGACCAGCTTGTTAGCCTGCAAAGCAAGCTTTTTGTTTTTATCAATCTCCCTCTTTATCTTGCTATCGGTCTGATTTTTCAGCGTTGCATTTAACCGCGCATCTGGCGGTGCAGACTTCATTTCTAATCTGTACTGGGCAGCTGCCGGCACTTCTTTTGAGTCTGGATTGAGGATTGTCGATTGCGACAAAGCTCTAATGAGTACGTCCCATGCCGCAAAGATTGCAGGACGATCTGACTCTGGTGGATATGATTCAATTGCCCCCTCTGTTTTATAGATAGCATCACGGCGAGCAAGGCCATCTGCGTTTGCGCCCATGCCAGCCGCCCTATAACCCACGTATGCCTCAAATGATCGGGCTAGCATTTCCGTAGGTCTTGATAGATACGGGTGCGGTGATCCTTTCCCCGCGATCCTTGTGTTATCAAACATCTGGCTATTTTTGAATCGGTCTAGCCGAGTCTTATTTTCACCTGTCTCCAGCCGCTTCAATATTGACTTTAACTTAGCCTCTTTTTTCGTGCCGTCTCTGGTCTTATCTATGTCTCGCTTCAGTACCATTATTTCACTAGCCAGTGCAGCACTGTCTTGGAATAGCGCGTTTAATAGATTGGCAAATGCTACCTGCGTATTTTGCTCCAGAGTCGTGTTATGAATGCCATTAACGAAGCTCTGACCCGATAGCAACCGGCCATCGTTCATATCGGTAAAATCGACCATGTAATCCCACATCAGCCGGCCATCAAGCGCGTGTCCCCATTCGTGAGCAAAGCTATCGTTACGCCGCCCGACACCTATCATCTGCTCTCCGGACTGTATTGTTACGCCATTTTCTGTAACGGGTCCGATGTTAGTATTTAAAAGGTGGTAAGCCAGCGCATTCATACCTCTGGAATACAAGTGCAGGGTGGTTATCTTGCCGTTAAAAGACAGCATGATTTCTGGCATTTCCATCACCGCAGCCATTGTTTTGGCGTTGGCATAAATATCCGTTAGTAGGTCCAATGCCTCACGGGTACTGTGGTTCTTATCCTTAACAATGTCTTTAAAGCCAAACTTCCGTTTGAATTGCTTAGACGCCAGCTTAAACTGCCGCTCTGGAGGCATAGACCTTACGGTGTCTGGATCAAAACTAGGCTCCAGCTCTGCCAAATCTCTCCATATCTCTGTAGATTTAGCCGATAGGGACGGCCCTTCTTTGCGCTTCCGGAATGGAATCTTGGCTTTCTTTGTATCCCTTCTCTTACGCCTATCTTCAGCTCCAGGCGCTACTGAATCTATTAAGCTACTGTTATCAGCTGCTCCATCATCTTTTCTTCTAGCCTGATAGATGGCCTCATCGTGTTCATCGGCTACGTCTGCGTAATTAAATCTGTCATCGTCAAACGACTTTTCCGCATCCTTTTTGCTTTTGTTTAACGCCCGCCGTTCTTTTGGCCCTGCGTCCTTGTATCGCTTTTTGTGATACTGCAAGGCGTCACTTCTAAGACTTCTGTCAGCACGTTCTTGGAACCAGCGGCTAACACCCTCTGCACTTATGGGCTTGCCGCCTTGGTTGCGGTCCGCCATGTATTCGTCAAACTCTTCGGTAAGATTGTTAGCCCACAACTGATTAGATTCTCTATATACCTGAATAATCCGTGCAGCAACGTCGCCTGTAACGGTAAGGTCTTTAGCTTCCTCTAGGCGAGACATAAGTATTTCGTGCTGCTTAGTGGAACCCGTAGGCTCTTTCTGTGCCGCCTCTAATACTGGAAGCTCAGGCTCAGGCTCGGGTACTGGCTCTGGCTTAGGTGCTGGCTTCGGCTTGGCCTTGGCTTTAGGCTTCGGCTTGGCTTTAGGCTTAGGCGTTGGCTCGGGTGCAGGCTCAGGCACTGGCTCGGGTGCAGGCTCAGGCGTTGGCTCGGGTGCAGGCACTGGCTCGGGTGCAGGCTCAGGCACTGGCTCCGGCGCAGGCTCGGGAGTCGGCTCAGGTACAGGCTCGGGTGTTGGCTCAGGCACTACTAGATCGCTGTAACCCTTTAGCGCCTCATCCACCGACATAACTTGGTAGCTCGGAGGGTTCTCTGTGCCGTCACCCTTTGGCGACACACCAACCATAACCTTGGTTTCTTTGGCGGTGTTCTGCTCTGCAAGCTGCTGCATTGTTTCAGCTTGCTTTACCGTCAGCTTTTGCTGGTCAAATAGCTGTACTGAGATGACAAAGGTTTCAGGGTTCTCATAGAAAAAGGCAGCTCTGCTTGCGCCCGTATCATTTTGGAAGCGCTCATAATCTTGATGGGGGTCATTTCCGTAATAGGCCATAATTGCATCAAGATGATCGCCACCCGTATACATGATCGTCCCGTCATCTAGCAGGTAAGGAGAGAATGCGGTGTCTCCCCTCTTTGCTACGTTCTCTACAGTTTCCGTGTTTGTCTTTTTATACTCGCTCCAAGCCTTAGCTTGCTCTTGATCTTGCACTGGCGCTGCTACTGGCTCGTCAACCGCTTGCACTGGTGCTGGTATTGGCTCATCAACCGCTTGCACTGGCGCTGGTAGGTTCTGGTCGTTTAGCTCTTGCTGCACGTCCTCGGGTACTGGGACAGCGTAATCTAAAAGTATGTCTCCAGAGCTGTTTTCATTAGGCTCAACCGGAGGGGTAGTAATCTGCGCATTCTGCTCTGCCAATGCTCTGGCCGTTATCATTGCAGGCGCTTCCACAACGGCAGTCGGACCCTCAGCTAATCCCTCTATCGCAATGTCCAAGCCACTTTCAATGCCACCAGTATCAGCAATTTGAGCTAACGCCTCACCCGTCGCACCGCCTGCAGCCTGTACGCCAACCTCCGCAGCTGCACCGCCTCCATATTTGGCGACCTTGCCTGCCTTGCTCGTAGCTTCAACCGCGTCAACAATATACTTAAATGGCTTGCCCGCTATACCCATAGTGAAGGCATCAAGCATGGCAATAGGGACACCCCGTTGCAGTGCGTCATTACCAACCTGCGCCATTAGCTCTGGGTTCTGTACTGCTGCCTCGATGTTCCCCATATCGGTGAGGTCAACACCATTCTCGCGCAATCCGTTTAGTATGGTTGACTGGTATTCAATACCGAATGATGAAAGTCCAGCGCCAGCTCCAGCGCCAAGCACTACGCCAAGGGGACCAAAAGGAGAGCCTGCTGCTGCACCAGCACCAGCTGCCGCCAAGGAGGGAGCCAAGCTCTGGGCCGCTGACTCCAAGGCAACATTGCCAACACCGTCAAGATTTCCGAGTAGGTTACCTAGACCGCCATCGTAAAGATTCTGTACGTCGGGGTCCGTACCTAGCGCCTGCAGATCACGTTCCTGCTGGGCGACGCTTTCATAGTTACCGAATGCCATCGCCGCATTTTGGTGTAGGCGATTAACGCCGCGCTGCAAATTAGTGCCAGCTTCTTGTAACTGATCGACGCGATCGCCAATAAAGCCTTGCTTGTTCTTTTGCACATAAGCCACTATTTCGGCTTTCGTGGCACCTTCTGGGGCTGTGACTTCGTAAACCTCGCCATCCGGAGAGGTCATTTCATATACAGGCATTAATTTTTCCTCTTCATTCCCCAGCTCTCGACATCACCACCATCAAACACTAGGTCACCGTCATCAAGACGGGCTTGACTCTGTAGTCTTGCAATGATTTCGGTTGCGTCATTTGGGTTGCCCTGCAATAGAGCCGCAAGCTTCTGGGATATTGGTCCAAAGGCTTCCTTGTGCTGGGCATTGTTGTAATCTAAGCCTAGGTTCTTCCAAAGAAGTTCCGATGACGTATCCAGTAAGGTGATAAATTCATTCGGCTTTATCCCTGTTGGGTTCGGTTGTATTCCAGATAGGCTCTCAGTCAAATCAGTGCCCATAGGGACGCCAAATATTTCGGCAATGCTACCCACTTGGCTCGGGTCTGTTTGATTTTCCAGCACTGCGTCTACGGCTGATTGTGTGCGATCAAGCTGGCGGTCTAGATCATTCTGGCCGGCTGTAAATTGGTTGTTCATGCCGTCTCTGTAGAGGGCGTTTGAAGCACCGAGCATTAGGTCTTCGACGCCCTGAATGTGCAGACGGTTATCTCTTTCCGTGGTGTAATCGTTTTGGATCGCATCTCTTCCCAAAGTGTTCGAGTGATTCAAATTGGCAAGCGCTTTATCAAGGCCATGATTTAACTCTGCCATATTTACGTCGTACCCATGCCCTGTCTCTGCGGCAGTCGCAGCAATGTTGCCCGCATGATCCTGGGAGGCTATGGTGCGTTGGTGATCGCCTGTGAATGTAAAGAAGTCTCCAAGTTGCCCACCCGCCGCAATATTAAGCTGTGACAATTGCCGCCTTGCCGACGCTGTTAAATTATCATTTTCATCATAGGAGTTTTGATCGCCAAGCATATTGCCTAGCGCAGTGCCAGCAATTCCTTCAGCTGTAGCCGCATCCATCTCAGCCTGTGTTTGCTGCATACTCAGTTTGCTTGCCGCAATCTGTTGGCGCGTCAGCTCATCTTGAGGCGAACCGTAAATGGCCGTCATCAAGTTTTGCGATATAGCCTTCATATACGGCGAGTTAAAATGCGTTGACACCTTACCCGCACTGGTGGGGGCTGACTGCCCCAAAACTGCGTTGCTCAAGCCTTTTGCATACGGATTCATTTCAGTGCCTCATAAAGACGGGGGTAGACGGAAGCCGCCAGTAGGAGCTGGCGAAAAAGGTATTGGACGAAGCTGCTGACCGAGGTTTAGCGGGGTAACCCCATTGGGTCCAAGCGCTGACGCTGCATTACCAGCACCCGCAGCGGGAGCCATCATTGCGCCCATCCCAGTGACCATGCTTGCCATGGACATAAGATCACCGATCGTCCCAAGCGTCTGGCCTTTGGTCTGCGCGTTCTGAAGCTGCGTGTTAAATACAGCGTTGTCGCCCTTCATAAAATCTACCGAGCGCTTAATGTCTGTCGCGTTATCCATAGACTGTCGCGCGTTGTTGCCCAGCACGTAGCCGCCTGATAGCAAATCAGCCCGCGCATTAGCCACCATATCTGTGTACCGCTTGCCGCTTGCACGCTGCCGGTTATTCTCAGCGACCACCGTATCCGTGGTGCCAGCATTACTTACTGCCGACATAGCGCGCTCTGCAGGCTTAGTCTCTTGGAATACATCAGATAGGCGCTTTGACTCTGCAGCCTCCTTGCTTTGCTGGTTCTTATACAAGTCCTCGGTCTTGCGCGCAGCCTTCTTGGAGTCTTCAATGTTCTTGTCATTGCGTGACTCAACCCACTTATAGGCTTGAGCGCTGGCCTTATCGACCTTGCGCTGCGCCAATGTGTTTGCGCCCATGCTTCCTGCAGCCAGAGCAATCGGTAACCAAATTGGAATAGCCATAGTCTTATCCTACGTTTGTGCCGGATTTGCTGTTGTTGTTGCTAAACAGTCCGGTGTTAAAGCGTGAGTTATTGCTGCGCTCAAGCTCTGCCTGAGTCGCCAGCCCAAATGAAGTATCCGTAAACAATTGACCTAATGGGTCGTAGCCCTGAGCTTGCGACGTAGTTAAAGCCGCGTCTGCTGCATCGCGTGCCGCACCCGTCGCGTCTGCTGATTGCTGGAGCTGGCCTAATGTGTTCGCTTGCGCACGCTGTACGTCCATCTTTCTTTTCTGAATATAGTCCTCGCCCTTAACCTGCATCTGCTGCTTGGCTAGTGACATTTGCTCATTCAGCTCACCGTATTTGTCAGATCGCACACTTGAATCACTGAGTCCTGAACGCGCTAGCTGGTACACCAGACCTTGCCGCGCATCGTTATACTGGCGGTCCATCTGGGGCATGTAGAAGTCATCAAAGTTGCCACGGATTTTGTCGTAATACTCCGGCGTAAACTGATTAGCAAAGGTCTGACTGACTCTTTTTGTGCCTGACCTCAATATCGCGCTGACGATCTAACTCACGCTGTTCAGCTCGTCTTGTATATCCGTCGCTTGATCCGCTGCTACTCATATCAATGCCTCACTACTTTTTCTTGAAAGGTGTCTTTCTTCCCGCGCCACCAATGGACCCGCATACCGTCTGGCAGTAACTCTTTCACCGCCATCATCACTTCTCTGCCATCAGTGTTGCCCGTCACAAAATCAATAACCCAAAAGTTTGGGCCGCTGTTCCACTCGTCGGGATCAATTATCTCGCCAGCACGGAAACGCTCTGCTGCGTCATCCGAGAAGTAAGCAAAGCTCAACCATGCAACTGGCTTCTCATTCGCCCACGCCACTAGAATGTTGCCGGTCCGCATTGGGCTGGTGATATATAGATGCACGTCGAGAACGCTTCGGCGCATCCAGTTATCATCATGGACGCAGAGGTGCATACAGGTAGCGAGTCCCATATCATCGTCTGAGGGATGGCAAATATCCATCAACTTGCTTCCTCCCCGTCTCGGTAGTGCCATGCCAGATTCCCTAGCTTGGCTCCCTCGCTGGAGGTCTTTAATCGGAAAGATACCTGCGGCGCATAGTTTTGAATGGCTATTCGCTGCTGCCGGTAGCTCGTACCTTCGACCATGCCAACCGTCTCAAAGATTGGAGTGTCCATATCCGGTGTGACTGAGTAGTCGATATGCCAGTCACCCTTAGCCGCTATGTCGATGGCGTGAATGTCTTTCATGGTTGCCGGCTTGCCAGCGCTTAAATAAGGAAGCTGGACCGTGCACTCGTGACCTTCATCACCAGAGCCATACCGCATGATTAGGTTATCGTCGGTGCGCACATACATATCGCTGCCGTTGTTTGTCAGCACCTCAATGCGCTTATTAACCTGCCAGCGGGTCCACGCAGAAATTTTGCTGGACGCAAAGTAGGTGAAACAGAAAAGATCGGTGCCGCCGCTCTTCTGGGGTATAGATATGGTGTAACGACCATCCCGAGGCTCCATGCAGGCAGTGATATACCGCTCGTCAAAACACCCCTCGACGCTCTCTTGTACGAGCTGGTCAATCGGAGTTCCAATGTCAGAGCTGAACGCTGCACCCGTAACCTCTCGGCTGTTCAAGCTGCGCACACCAGTGAGGTCGAGATAGAAAACATCGCGGTTACCCCAACTCACCACAGACCTGGGAGCAAATGTTCCTGTGTTATCAACGACCGATGACAGATTGCTACGTGCTAGATCGGGGTCCACGTTCCACAAATAGACTGATTTTTTGGCGAAGACCGCCAGCCGGTTACCAAACTGGGCTAAGGATTGGAGATTGCTGGAGTCACCACCGTAGAATGAAAAGTCAATGAAGCCAGCACCGTCTGCATCGGGGGACCATTCGCTTGGCTGGTTAATAGCCGACACATTCAACAAGCTAGAGTCTTGCCGGTTGATAACAAAGTTGCCCTCGCTGTCTAAGCTAGGATTCCCGTCCTCATCAAAGCTTTGGGTCCACCTGTCATCAGCAACACCGTAGACTTTCTGATCTACTTGCAGCGCAAACTTTGCAGGGTTAAACCACTTGTAAACCCCCAGCGCCGTGTAGTCTAAATCGTTGTCCTGCTGCGCGAGTGTTACCGAGCTGGCTGGGCCTATGCCAATAGCGTTACTGGGAGTAACAGTAAAGACGATGCCTGCGCCATTTAACTCTGCGGCATTTAATACAGCGGGGTCCGTGATTAGCTCATTCAAGCTGCTAGTTACCCACGTCCTATCTGTCGCATCACAAGCAACAAGATATTCAACGGGCGCACCGTTAGCTGGAGCTGCACCCCATCGGACCGTAATGGATGGGCCGTCGAAGTCGTAGCTAACGCTTAGATTCGTGACGCTATCGGGCGCTTGCGCATCTGCCGCCACATAAAAGACGTTGGGTATCATCTTGCCGCGAGCAGACAGACCGCCAGCGTTGCGAGCCTTTGCGTAAACATTGTAGTAAACGCCAGACTGCACACCGCTGATACGGGTGGTGTTGCTCTCAAGCACAATCTCACCCGCGCTACTCAAGTCCTCGGCATACAGCACGTAACCAGTCGCGCCTTCGATCACCTCAATCTCTGCCGTAATCACGCCATCGGCAGCTACCGCAGATAACACATCGGGGCTGGAAGGTGGCGCAATCACACCGCCCGTTGTCTGGGCTGAGTAAGCAGGATTAGGGGGGCTGGGAATAATGTTGATAGAGCCAAGGCTTAACCCGACGTAATACAGCGTATCAGCCTCTAACCCCTGTAGGTTATAGGTGCCGCGTGAGGCTGGCAGTCCTGTGTCAATCTGCTTGCTGTAACCGCCAGTGCTAGTGCTGTAATGCGCCCATACAGATTGCTCGCTATTCGTGCTTGCCCGCCATCGGATTAATATGCTGTTAGCAGAAGGCTCAAGACTTTCAATGATTGGCGGGAAGGTCGGATTAACAGGGCCAAAGCGCGCCTTGCGTAATAGATCACCGTCTGGCAAAGCCTCTACACCGCCATCCATAACCGAGGCTGTTGGGTCCATAACTAACCAAGGAACAGCACCCGCATTCATAAAGACGCTATAGCCGTTGTATCGCTCGCCCAGCTCTTTGCTACTTACCCATAGAACCGCGCCCGCCGCTCGTGCTGCAAAGCCGGACGCCGAATCCGCATTGATCTGCTTGGCTATATCAACGGCAACCTGCTCGTTAGTGTCGCCGGTCACATCGCCTTGAAATATCGTGACGCGGTTGTTAATGATGCCGTTGAACCGCAGACCTATATTTCTCCCTATATCCTGCATAGAGAAGTTGGTCGCGTAGATATTGAGGGACCGAGGCGTAGCATTGCCCTGATCGTCCACCTCCTGAGGCGTCTGTACGTTAAGAGTAAAGCTAGTGTGCGCCCGACCATTGCCGATACTGGGCCAATTAGTATCGTTTTCAATCTCACCATCTTCATCCGTGGTTGTCTGGTCGATCACAATATTTTCTGTGACGCGGATCGCAATGCCGGTATCGGATGCCCCGTAGTAACTGAGGAACCGCCCAGGCTCCGCATTAAATTCAGCACTGACAAACAGCTTGTTCCGCACTAACCGCACTGAGCAAACACGCTGCAATCGGGCATCGGGATCGGGGTGGGGCAGCTCTATAACCCTGACGCTCTGAGACGTAGCAGACTCTTGCCAGCCATCAGCAAACCGCGCATAGGAATCCACGAACACCGTAAATTTATCCCAAACGTCCTCATCCTTAACAAACAAGCCGCGACTATCTTCAGTAATAGCGCTTAGGAATACCTCAGCGCCAAAGCTCTTGCGCCGCTCAACCTCGCCCCCGCGAGTGATGACGCAGTTATCCGCTTGGATAAGCGCGCCAGCCTCCTGCGTCTCTTGCAGCCTTCTAACGTCAAGGCCACGGATGAAGTCTTTGACGAGGTAGTAAGCCATTAGCCAATAATTCCTGTGGCTTTACTCTTTAGATCATCAAGACTAGAGGCCGTTTGTATTGCACTACTCATATTGTTGACTGTGTTTTGCAGCCCTTGGATTTGTAGCGCTTGCTTAATTTGCTCGTTATATAAATTGACGATGTTGACTTCGTTCGTGTCAACGTCTGCCTCAAGAGCATCAATATCTCCGATTAGCTGATCCACATACCCCTTGTTCGCGGCATGGTGTGGAGCCTCCGGAGTGCGCAGATTCCAGATGAAGTTATTTTCCATCCCGAGGCTAGCTTGGTCTTGCGGCATACCCCTGCCAATGATTATTCCTCGACCCAAGAATAAAGTCCCAGGCTCGTCATCGTCATTGTTAGGAAGTACACCAGCATGTCCGATGTAAACATCACCGAGAAGTTTGATAGTGCTGAAGTCGTCTTTTCCAATCGTCGCGTTAGCTTGGATCGAAACATCATCCTGAAATACAGATTTACCCTTGACCAACAAATCACCCTTAACCGTTAAGTTAGTTGTGCCAGCGTCAGTAAATAGAGCGTTCTGCTTTACCCAGCCCTTGCTAACCGCGCAAGTATCGTTCACCGGATCGCCAAGATTAAAGATGATGTTCTCGCTCATGTTGATTGAGGCTTGACCAGCGGCAACACCCTTGCCAACAATAATGCCGCGCCCAATGAAAAGCGTGCCTAGCTCTTGGTCGTTGTTATCTGGCCGGTTAGTGCGGTCGTAACCGATGTAAGTATCACCCTGAAGAATTACCGAGCTTGCCATGCTGTCTACACCAACCACAGCCTCCAGCTTGCGCACCCTAAAGGCAATTTCGCCGTTATAGGGGTCATCACCAACACTAGGCACACGAACCGTAAAGCGATCACCCAGCATCGCAATGCCAGACTCATAACCGCTACCTGCCGAATCCGCATAGGGCTGGATCTGCAATGAGTTAAGGTTAATGTACTCGCCCGTCCAAGGGTCTAACGCGCTTGTGTACTGCTCCTGTACAAACTGATAGCCAATGCTATCTCCCATGTTTTTTCTGAGGGTGATCTTGTCGGCTACATTGAAACTGTTAGCTGCGTAACTGACATTAGACTCTGCCTTGTAAGACTTTGAGGCGCCATCCCACACAAGCATTGCACCTTGAGAGGAACCGAGACCGACATAGGTTTCCAGATAACCCTTCGTGACCGCTGCTTGTGGGACCGTTGGCGGACTGTTGACGTATAGCGCTTGCGTCTCAAGCCTGTCTGGACCCGATAGAAACTTGGCAAAGCTTACAGGCGCATACTTATCTACGCCGTTCCAGCCAAGTAACTGACCTTCTTCGGTGCCGTTAGCCACGTTGTCGGCTGGTCCGTTACCGTTGCCGCCACCATTCGCCTCAAAGTACGCAAGGTTTACGGCATCGTCTGGTCGCGTTGGAGAAGGCAACCCATACAGTCTGTTGCCATTCATGTTGAGCTGCGCGTCTTTAGCGAATGCTCTATTAAGCACTGACTCGCCGCTTTCACCACCTATCGGGCTGAGTGATTGGCCGTTGATATAAGAGCCAGTCATCGCTATGCCACCAGCAAATAGCGTTCCAGGCGCATTGTCGCTGTTAAATGGCAGATCAACGCCATACATGTTGGACGACATACCAATAAACGCATCACCGTTAATAAAGGTGTTAGTCGTGTAGTCGCGCAAACCTATATCAATCTGCTCATTATCGACGCGGAAGGCTGGCGCTTGTTTCGTTGGGTCGCCAGACTCGTCACCAGATCGCACGGTGAACCTGTCGGCTAGTACCGATACACCAAACTTCTCATTGCTGTTGCTGGTGAACGGACCCCGAGGCTCTACGACTAGGAAGTTAAAGTCCTTAGTCTCGTCCAGCCAAGGATCGTAAGCATTCTCCATGCGCAGTGCGCGAAGATTCCAAGCATTAGTGCGAGGCTGGTCATAGATACTTAGGCTATCGACACCCGATGACCGCACCGCTGAGTTCTCGACCCATTCGCCAGTATCGGCATCCCACCGCAAAGTTACGTTGTCTATAGTTCCGTCAATCACGCCTGATCCTCCATCTCCGTCACAGGAGATACACGCTGAAATTTCTACCCATTGATAATCTTTTCGTACATAGCAATTGCCATCAGCCGGTGCCTCTGGAATGCCGCCGCCGCTATTACCTCCACCGCTACGGGAGACACCGATGATGTTCCGCTGACGCCACGGGTTTTTAACCTTAGAGGTCGCATTAGGGGAAAAGCTGACATACTTCTTTTTGTTGCTATTCTGATTCTGCAGCCTGCTCATCAACTGCTGCGCTGCCATAAGCTTCATCTGCGCATCACTTTGATTCTGTCTTGCGCATATCTCCGCAGCCGCGTACAGGACTAGCAAGCTGCCATCCAGCACACACTTATCATTCGGGTGAGTAAGCTCCGGCGCTTGCATGTAGCCAGTAAGACGAACCATTCCGTCAAACTGTGACGCGCTTCGATTGGGGATAGGCCAAAACTCAAGGAAGCCAGTCGTGTCGGCTGGACCATCTAGGTTTTCGTGAACGTCCCAGTGCTGTAGAGGCCAGTTCTGGTGGCCCCGATCGCTGTCGTGCAAACTGAAAAGTGACTCATCAACACCGCGAATAAGAGGGCGCCATATCGAACCGTCTTTAAAATCAACGTCCGTAATGCGCTCGTAGTGCAATGTGTCGGGGGTAGGGTAGTAGCGCTGACCAGCTTCTACAGCTATGTCTCGCTTAATCTTTAGGTGCGCCCAGTCGTACTCTTCGCACAACCGGCGCTGGGTGCGGCTCAAGACCTGCACTAAGTAGTCGTAGCTGTTCTGGCCTACTTGGGCATTAGTAGAGTGACCCACTTCTGCCCGTAATCTATCAACTAACTCATCAAGTCTTATGCCGCGCATATGCAACCTCAAATGGTTGCGAAAGACCTACTCAAAGTCGTCGTCAATCTCTGCATCAACCTCTGGGGCTGGAGCTGGAGCTGGCTTTGACTCTGCTTTAGGCGCTTTCGCTGCCCGTACCGTCTTCTTTGCCTTCTTCTCAAGAGCGTCTGCTTGCTTGTAGCGCTGCTCGTGATCTGGCTTAAAGAGGGTGCTGGACAATCCGATTGTTCGTATGTCTGAGGGAAATGAACCCCCATTGTTTTGCCAAATGGCATCAACCACTTTTCGATACTTTGGGTATCTGCTCAGTAATCTATCGCGCTCTTCAACGCCAACCGTTGAGGGGTTATCTATAACCTCAATGCTGTGAACAGCGCTCTGTCCGTGAATAGCTTGGAGTACAAGCAACTCAGCCGTGCTGACCTTGGCTTTTGGGACCGCGTTAAGCGCATCTCCACCGACATTAATGACGCAATTGATTATGTGCATATTCTCTTTCTCCTGATTTAAAAACGGGGGCGCAATGCACCCCCACTCATTTCAGGATGACTCCCTCGTGGGATTGTACAACTTCTTCCCACTTTCGTCTGACTCTTACGCTATGTCAATACGACCATGACAGTTCAATTGATCTGCGATCAACTGGCCTGAATATGTTATGGATGCTATATGAGGCGTATTCATCATGGGGACGTGCTGGATGGTGTCGTCGGCCCCACTCTTGATCCATAGCCATGATATACATGTGCTTGGTATCAATCATGAAACAAGACTTAGCCAGTCCAATGTCATCCAGTGTTGGATCGTAGTGGAATTCAACTCCACCAAACGTCAACGCCGCAATGGTCAAGTTAGTCGCAGGATGGACGTGACCAGTTACTATCCGTGTACAGACCCTTCTCACGAACCGCCTTAGTAAGCGCGTCGAGGAAGTCTGATCCGCAGAGGAACAGGTTAGGACGACCACCGAAGCGACGAAGCTGACGCATTTCAGTGTTGAAGGTTTCTACGAGATCGAGAGACTCCGGTGCCGTCAAAAGAGACGTAACGGTTTCTCCACCACTCGTTTGTTGCGCGATCAATGCCGCCAGTAGTACCGACTTCGGGTGTCGCAGTAATGAAATACTGAACGCCTAAGAAGGCTAGTGGGTCATTGGTGCCATCACCCCAGAGCATATCGTTCATCTGGCGAGACAGAATCTCACTCATGCTGAACGCCTTGTCTTCCATGATGTTGGTAATTGCAGTCAACTCACGCTTGCTGTGCTTCTTCTCACCAGTAGAGTTAAGCGTGTCAACGATAGTGATACCGTCGATCTTAGCCTCTGTATAGGTGAAAGTGAGGCCAGTGTGTAGCTCACGCCAAGGATAGCGAGCGCGCTCAATGCCAGCGATAGTGCCGTAAGTAACAGTATCGTTGTGGGTATAACCACTAAGATCACCGTCACGCGAAGCGCCAGACCCTTCATACTCGTACTTGCCCTTGACCGCTTTAGTAATGTCACCCTTGCCCCCAGGGAAGCTCTTAGTGGCAGACTCAAGCTTTGCCAGTAGAGGCTTCTCTTGAATGGATTGTGGCAGCGGTTGACCACGGAAGTGGTAGTCCAGTGCTGCGTTTGCAATGCTTGCTAGTTCGTTAGTTGTAAAAGCCATGATTAAGTCCTCAGTCGAAAACTAGGATTCCCTAGTCTCCAGTCACGGAACCGCCTACAGCTCGCAACACTGCCTCATACATCGAAGCTGGTGGTGCGGATGAAGGCTGATTCACCCCTCGACTGCTGAGAGTTCGCTTGGGCTGGGGAGGTGGAGCCATTGCCTTGAATGTCTCGTTTATCTCTCCGTATGCCTCGTTCACCCATTCAATCGCTTGCTCGGGTGAAGCTGGCAACCCACTGGCTAGTTTCCTAACCTGCAACTTCTCATACAGCCATTTCTGTTTTGACTGATAATCGGGGTCGGAATTGGCTAACTGTTGCTCGTAGCTTGTAACAGCACTGGATACAGCTTGAGCAGTCGCCATGCGAGCTGTCTCTTCTGCTTCCTCTTGCTTCGCCTGCATTGCCTGCTGCGTCATGCGAGACTCGGCTTCTGCCCGTGCTAGACGCTGGGCTGACTCCTCATCTATGTACCCGTCATCAACCTTCTGCTGAAGATCGTCCGGCACAGTCATGCCGTAACGGGTAGCCATATCAGATTGGAACCCTTGAATAAGCTCGTAAGCTTTCGCGGGATCGTTCTGCATTAGCATGGGCAACTCAAAATACTGCGCTATCTGATCTTCGTTCATGCCACTGGCACGCGCGGAGTTCTGCAGCGTTCTGAAATGCTCTTCTACTTGCATTAGGCTTTCAGCCCGTTGCTTGTAGCCGTTCTTCTCTTCTATGACTTCCCGAAAACGGTCAATCTTTCCAAGAGGAACGTCAGACGATTTAAGGTCTTCTAAAGCCCTTAAAAGCTGTTGGTCACTATCAAGCTGTTCAGTAGTCTCTTCTTCTACCGCTTCAGCCTCCGATGACGATTCGGCTTCTTCTGCAACCTCTGCAACTTCTGGCTCGTCTTCATCGTCTACGACCTGCGTTTGCAGGGCATCACGAATAGCGTCTTCCAGTGTTCCGCGTTCTGGCTCATCAGATACGTCTGAGGGAGGTGAGTCCTCAAGCAATTCACCTTGCACTTCATCCGTTGACGATTCGGAATGTAAATCTGTGTCTTCCATTTTTACGTCCTAGTTGTGTAGTTGAGAGTATGCAAAGGTTGACATACTTTAGTCAATACATTGTCGCCATCTATGTGCATAAACAGGGACAGACGGATTCTTTCGACAAACATCATCATAAATCCGGTACTGCAGCTTCCCGTTCTCGCGGTGGTAGGTGCAGTAACGTCTGGCTAATCCGTACCTCCACCCCATCTTTCTAAGTCGCGCTTTCCATATATAGCTGCTGGTATACCAACCGTCCTCGGGTAGTGACCGACACGCCTCTTCAAATTCCTTCATGCGCCAGCCAATCGGCTTCTTCTCGTCCGTCACTGTGGTAGCCCTTGCATTCGCCGTCTGGACTGCACGCCCTGCGTGGCCCCGTTAGCTTGCTGCGGCATCTCGGCATTCATAGCCCCTTGACCGCCTTGGGCATTCGGGTCGTTTTCACCCATAGAAACTTGCGCCTGATTGTTCTGCGCCATAATGCTGGGCATGTTCGCGGCAATGGCTTCATTGAGGTCAATGGTGTCGTCCACCGCCTCAACCATCAGCCGGCCTAGCCACTCGGGATTGATATAGGGCATCTGCAGCAAGAAAGGCATTAGCATTTGGAGCGCCTGTTGACGCTGCGCCTTGTTAGGTCTGCCGTTAGAGCCAGCAACAATGTCGAGATAGACCTCTTTTTGAATGTCTAACCGTGACATTTGAGGCCAGATAGCACCTTCTCCGGCAATCTCCTTGACGGTATCTATGTCCAGCTCGGCCAACATAACTTGACCTGCATCACGCGCTATCTCAGTAAGCACGTCATTTAACTCATCCATCTCAGCTTCTAGCGCCGCCGAACGGACTGGATTCAGCAATAGCCGACTCTGTAGCCGTGGAATTACTGGTGGCCCCCATGCTCGACTCGTTGTAGCCAACCGCCATGTAAATGTCCTGCATGGTGGTCGATGTTTCGTAAAGATTCGGGTCCACACCCATCTTTGGGAGTGCTTGCATCATATCTTGGAGCTTCTGGCCTGGGAGCAATCCATCTAACTCAAACACAGCACTAGCAGGGTGGTATGCCAACAAATCCTTATCATCCTCTGACACTGAACCCCTAGGCACCACATACCCTGGACGGTTAGCAATACGATGCTCTCTAAGCGCTTCCTTAGCTCTGTTCAGCTCCATTTGAGCGTCCCGCATCAGACGTACATCAGAGGGCGGGAAAAGCCGTGACGGGTGTGTAAGCTCGCCGTATGAGAAGGCATAGACAGGAAAGAACCTCTCCAGCACAACATCGGGCTGCTCCGGAGGCTCAAGGAAGGTTTTGAACCCCTCAGCCAGCGTGTACTTCAGCCCAGTCAGCTTGTCCCACATCACCCAAACGCATACCAGCTCGTCGCAATCTTTCTTTTTCAGATCGTTACGGGGGTTCATTTGGTGGGCATCGTCAGTATGGGTGTACAACTTCACCCCACTTTCGTCGGACCCTCCGGAGTCAAGAGAAAGGTCAACTTGAAAAATCTCCTTTATCTCTTGCTTGGTCATAAAGATTTCTTCAGCCAGCCAGTCTGCGCCCAGCCAACCCTTCAAGCTATGACAACGCGGGTCCGGAATAACGCTGGTGGGGGAGGGGAAGTCAAATACCAGTCCCTCGCGCGCGATAATCTGGCCTTCTTTCTGCAGCTGGCCCAGTGCAAGCTCAAGCTCTGCCTTCTCTGCCGACACATCAGTAACATCAGTGCCTTCCTTTACATCAGCCATCAACCGCTCAATGTGCGCCAATCGACTTGCTGTATCTGCGATCTTGGCCTTTGACTCTGGCCGTATCTCCATTTCACGCTGGAAGCCCAGCTTTATATAGCCAACCCCAGTCTGGACCGCAGATCGTACACATTGCTTCATTTGGGCCTTGAAGCTAGGAATCTGCTCATTGGTGTAATAGTTGTAGCAAATCTCTAGCGTTTCACCCATCCGACGCAGCATTTGCTCTTGCTGCTGCCCGTTCTGAACGTCAGCCAGTAATGCCTGCGCTTCTGGAGGTGGTGGCAATCCAGCCTCGCCAGCCATCGCCATCTGTTCCTGCGCAGCCTGCAATGATGAGGCGCTGCCATCCCAGACCGTGTAATTCATGCGCAGCTTACGCTTTGCCGTCGCGCGCGGGTTCTTAGCGTACAAGCTGGCAGTCTTCTGCCTTACAAAGCGCTGCGTGACATTGACAACATACGCACCGTCATCCCAGTCATCTGTCGAGCCGCTAAACGCCATATCCATATCTTCGACCATGACCTTGAACGGCTCTTTGTAGTGCTGCTTTGCCTGCTTAATCCGGTTCTGCAGCTCTTTGCAAAATGCCCGCTCTGACTCGCTAGGCTCAATATTCTCGGCCTTTACATAACCTTCCATTACCAGCCACCCCTAATTCTTTTCATATCGCCCATGCGCCGTTGGTGTTTAGACTCTCGCTTGATCCACTCTAACGTCCGTGGGGCAGGCGCATCCAGTTTTTTCGGTTCTCGTACCGCGTAAAGCTGCTGTATCTTCATCCCCAGCCATGACAGCGCATCCACGAAATCGTCATACGTTGATCGCGGAAACTTCAAAATCTCATCTTCAGCGGCCATGCGCCACCAGCACCTATAAGGAAAGAATACGCGGTTATCTGCCATCATTCCCTGCAGTGAGCGCGCTCTTGCCTCTTTATCCTTACTGGCGTGAACCTCTTCGATCACACAGCTCACACCTTCCTCTAGTTTGCGCTTGCGGAGAAATGGACCCAAAGCCTGTCCCATGTGCTGTTTCTCAGCCCACCAGATTCGCGGCTCCCACTTCTTCATAAGCTCTATCATCTTCTCGACTTGTTGCGCGGCATCAAACCGACCCCAGATGCAATCAAGTACATATATCTGACCGTGCTTATCTACCCCAGCAATGACCATTGCCGTCTTATCGTTCGTCTCGCCCGTCGCCACCGCATGATCTGACGCCGCAAAAATATTCAGCTCTTCTTTTTTCGGGGCATCTTCAAACGTATGCAGCCATGACTTCTTGAAGTAGTTGCCTTCTTGAGCCGAGGGGTTTTGCTGATACAGCGCTTGGAACGCGCGCGGGTTCAATCGCTGCTGTGTCTCTCCAAACTCCTTATCAAACCGCTCCGGCCACAATAGCTCTCCCACCTTTCTACCAAGCGGGTCATCATCTTCCGCAAAAAACGGGCAATTAGTAATCTCCCACTGCCGCGCAATGTCGGGGTCATAGCAGGGGTTATCCGGATTGGTTAGCCGCCCGATAATGTCATCTTCGTGCCAGCGCGTGAAAGTCAGCATCACACTGGTCCCCACGCTGCTCATCAAGCGCGTCATAGCGACCTGTGTAAACCATTGCCACATTTTCTCCCGAACAGTAGGGGAGTCAGCCTCACTGGCGTCTTTTACTAGATCGTCACAGATCAGGCAGTGCGCACCACGACCTGAGAGCGCTTGGCCCCGACCCACGAATACCGTTGTGCCGTTCTGCTCTGTTACCAAGCGATCTGCCGCCGCTGAACCCTTACGCAGCTTGACCTCGGGAAATATCGACATAAAGGTTTCAGACTGGACCATCGCCCGAACCTCTCGGCCAAAGTCACCCGCCAGCTCTGAGTTATACGTTGCAACTACGTTTGACTCATCCGGATACCGACCAATGCGCCACGCGGCATAGAATTTGGTCACCAACTGAGTCTTGCCGTGTCGAGGTGGCATCGTCACGATCCAGCGCGGCTTGTGGCCTTTTACCTGCTTGTGAATACCCTCGGCCATTAACTTGTGGTGCGCCGCCGCTTGGTACTGGCTGCGGTTTACATCAAGAGGATCATCCAGGCTAGGCATCATTAGTTGAGCAAACGCCAGTATGTCGTCCCGCGCCAGCTTGAGCGCACGTAATCGCTCCAGCTTCCTTAGATAGTCAAAAGCATCCTCATTGTCTTTGGGCTTATCAACCTTGCTGCGGATAGTGAGCGCGGGCGCTTTCGCTTTAGCCACGCTCTGCCTTCCTTACAGCCTCGGTAATTTCTAGCAACAATCTCACCATAGCCTCTTGAGAATTCGCCATCGTTTCCACGGCGCTAACCAGTCGCTTGACAGCGGCCAGCTCCATTTCACTAGTCTCACTCACACCGTACCGCCGAATGTTAATTCATCTTCACACTGCGTCACTTCAACCTCTTCACCGTCGATAACGACCGTGACCTGTATACCGTTTGCTATCAGCGCCTCTATGTCCGCTAGGGACACGTTCGTACCTTCCGTTGTCTGGTAGGTAGTCTGGTTATTACTGTCTGTCACGCTGCTTACAGAGCTTGATTCTGTGCTTCGTTGAGCTTGTTGTCGTTGTTACTGACTGATCCATATCATTCCCTACGGTTGTGTAATCTCCACCTACGCTGACCGTCTCTCGGTTTAGTCCCACGCTTGCCATGTTGGTCACCGACCGCATAATGTCCGCGTCTTTGCCCGACTCCCCCAGAGCAACCAGTGCGGCATTGTCACTGTTGTTCTTGCTAACCGAGGCTTGATAACCGGCTACTGCAATAGTCCCTGCTGTTGCTATCAATGCAGGGGCAACGGCCTTAACAACCTCTATGGCTTCATTCTGTTCTTTATGAAGCTGAACAATTGGATTACCGGAAGCGGATTCCTCTTTAACACTGCTAATCGCCATCGCCACAGCAATCGCGTCAGCACTGGCCGGCGAAGTTCTAGCCACTTCAGCCATTGCGGAATAAAGGGCAATTCTAGCCGCAGCGTCAGCACTATTTTCTCTGGCTCTCGCGTCCACTTGAGTGCTAATAACTGAGACTTGGGCATTGCGATACTCCTTCTTTTGCTCTGCCGAAGTACAGCCAGTTAGCGTTGCTCCGATTACAACCGCCAGAAGTATCTTGTTCATAATCGAAGCCCCATAAACTCTCCAGTTAAATCACTTAACGCCGTTAGAATCCTAGCTAGCTCTACTTCGTCACCTTTCCTAACTCGCTCCATCGAACCTCTGTAAACATCCTTTATTAGCTCAACCTCACGAACATCACCTGTAAGCAACGACTTGTTTTGCTGTCTCATCATTAGCGCGGCAAGGGTGTCTGTAACCTGTCGCTCAACATCAGCACGAGCCGCATCCAGATCGAGGACAATCTTCTTGCCATCAAGCCCTAAAGCCGTTGTGCAGCAATATCGAAGGCAACTCTGAACGCTTTGCCTTGACCATGTTTTTAAAATTAGGAATGCAGAATTCATAATCAGAGTAGTAGGGAGTCGTGATCGTTAAACACCCGCTGTCGTTAGGCACTGCAAAAACATCATCGTGACCGCCGCCACAAAACTCCAGCTTGGTCGCTGCTTCCATATCGGCCATGTACTGATCGTATTTTTGCTGATCGAAGTTAATGCTGGCTGGGCTTACGCTGCTATTACTAGGAATGCCCGCAAACATCATGAAAGAGATTTGCTTGCCTTTTACGTTGTTCTCATACGTGTACAGATCAGCGCCTTCAAAAAAGCCCGTTGACTTTGTATTTACTGAATAAGCGTAAAAGTCTGAGATTGCGCCTGTTGCCATGATTGAGATTTGTCCGGCAAAAAAGTTAGCTGCCAGCGTCCAATCGCAATGATACTTTCCGGTTGCAATTGTTGACGTTGCCTTCACATTGCCAGGGGTGTCACCCCATCCATTATTAAAAACATAGTTAGTGCACCCGTGTGTACCCGCTAGGTTACTTGGGCTAGTAACCGATTTAACAACGGTGTGTCCGTTGGCTGAGACTGTGAATTGATCGCCCGCTGTGTTACTGGCGTTCTTGAGTGTTGCGCCAGTAATCGCTCCGCTAGCTGTGAAGTTGCCTGTATACGAACCCGACATTTCAATCTTGTTCGTACCAGTAAGCTTTGTGCCGTTACCTGCCGCTACCGTTGTAAGGTAGTTGCTGTGGGTGTGGCTCTTAGCCGCATACTCGGTGTGGGTGTGGCTCTTAGCCGCATACTCGGTGTGCGTGTGGTTCGTTGGCGAATAGGCGTGGGTGTGACTGGCCGCTGCTGCACCTACGTCTGTGTGCGAAAGAACAACAACACCCGTCTTACCATTAACTGAATCAACCGCACCACCCCCTGCTGCTGGTGTGTTCCACTTCGCAATGTCTGCGGTGGATATGCTCTTAACATGAGCAGGTACGGTCGGGTCCGACTCAGTGAAGCTGGTCAGGTACTGACTGTGCGTGTGGCTAGTCGGCGCTGCACCTACATCACCGTGCGCCAGTACAACTGCGCCTGTCTTGCCATTAACTGAGGAAACTGGAGCTGCCGGTGCCGGTGTATTCCACTTGGCAATGTCTGCCGTTGATATGGATTTTACGTGTGCCGGTACAGTCGGGTCCGTCTCAGTGAAGCCTGTGAGGTATTGACTGTGTAAGTGATTGCCTTCGCTAACCGTTCCCGCAGTCGTGCCGAAGTTTTTGTTAAATGCCGATAGCTTGTTGAATTTAGGCTCGTACCACGTATCGACCTCAGCACGATCAATGCTAACAACTGGCTCCGATGGCTTGCTGTCATCAACGTCAATGCCTACTCCAGCCTCAACGTCTACCACTGAGGCGCTGGATATATCACCTAACAAAAACCAGCTTGCTTTTACAGCTCCATATCCAACAGCGTTCCCTGGGCGAACAGTCTTGCCACCTATCCCAGTCCACGAGCTATGCGCGACGCCATCCGTGTTGTTGATATACAAAGCACCGTTGACCAACGGCACAGCACAAGGAGCCGTTAGGTCTATGCCTCCCTCAAAGGTCAGCTCTGTATCAATGTGGAAATCTTCAGCAACCCAGTTAGTGCCGTTGTAGATTAAAAATTGATCCTTGTCCGCGTCTTTACTGTTTACATCGGCAAGCTGATCGGTAGTGATTCCACTTAACTCAGAACCATCGCCATCAAAGCTTTTCGCCTTTAAGTCGCCAACCATCGCTTGCACTGTCGTCACTGACTTCTTAACAGCATCAGCGTCCAGCGTGTTTATCGCCTCAAGATTCGCCTCTACATTAGCCTCAAGACTGCCAAGGTCTATGTCGCCAATGTTGACCTGTAATCTCGTTAATGTTGTCCGCGTTAGCTTCTATCTCTAGCTTATTGTTTGCAATGTTTTCCGCGTTGGCTTCTATCTCTAACTTGTTGTTTTCAATCTCTAGCTTGTTAGCGGCTATCTCGTTCGTGTTATTTGAAACATCAACCTTCAAGTCATTAAAGTCACCAAGGTCCGCATACCATGTGTCAACCTCGGCTCGGTCAATACTCACGACCGGCACGGCAGCTACCGAGTCATCAACATCAATGCCCGTTCCCGCACCAACCGCCGTTACCGCGCTGGATGCCAAGTCGCCCAGCAAATACCATCGACCTTTCGTTTCTGCCCAACCGACAAAGTTACCCGCAGTAACAGACGTTCCCGCAATGCCTATCCACTCAGCCGCCACAACACCATCATCGTTGGCAACGTACAGATCACCATCGTCAATATCGCTTGGGTACTCAGATGAATCAGTGACGTCAATGCCACCCTGAAATTGTAGCTTTGTCTCAATGAACGCAAAGTTTGTCGCTTCCCATAAGGTGCCGTTAAAAATTAATAGGTCGTCTCGTACCGCGTTCTCAGAATTAACATCGGCAAGCTGGTCCGTCAGAATGTGCGTAATCTCTTCGCCACGGCCCTTAAAGCTCTCTGCGGTTAATGGTCCCGCAACAATTTGCTCTTCATTAACATTCTTTAAAACAAAGTTGGAGTCATCAAGCGTGGGCCATATCGCAATCCATTTTTCTCCGTCCCACTCAAGACCATTCGCTCTCTGTCCTACAGATGGGTTCGCTGGAAAGTTATACATTCTCTACTCCTGAAGAAACTTGGGATGGTGAGCAACGTGATCTGGAAACACCTCAGTAGAAAACCAGATAGAGCCATCGAAGAGGTACAGCCCCTCGTTAGTACCCGTGCAATACCAGAGGTCACCTTCAAATGTATCCGCAGGGTTAGGTGGGTAATCAGATATATGGACTGGATTGGCGTGACCGTCACCGCCACCACTATTGCCACCACCAATCGGCACGTAACCGTTGATAACGCCCATGTAAAGCTTGCGCTCTTGCAGATCAACGCCAAGCTCGCCGTTTTCTAAATTCCAAGGCTTTTCACCTAGGCGCCTAGTCCGGATGGTTACCTCTTGACCTTCAATGTTCCAATCCCAACCCAGATCCATAATGGGGTCGGGCTTTTCTACAACGTCCTTCCAAAGCGGGCTTTGCTCAATAGTCGTGTCATTGGCATGGCTGGAGCCTTCGCTGCACCACATGCCACCACCTTCAAATGAAGGCTTTTCAATCCAACGAAATACGCGACCCCTGTAATTAAATAGGTCACCGTCGTTTTTGAACTCGGGAAATCTCATTACCCCCTCCTCCTAAAACACTGAAAGATGACTTCATAGGCTAAATTGTCACGATCAGGCTGTGAGTCATTGATTCCAAAACCCGCCCAACTAGAATGGCCCTGAAGGTGCTGTCTCACAGAAGTGAATTCAATAACGTTCGTTGCATGCCAAGCTAAAACGGCGTGTGGTGGCTGGACTTCCCAAGTCCTGCCGCCCGAAACCTTCTTCTCAAACCAAATTATATTGCCAGGGATAAACTCATATTCTTCCGGAGGGAACCATTGAAATAAGTTCTTGAATACTTCTGCGCTATGGCCCCCAAAGCTACTGTTAGACCATTTGCTCAATTGATTTTCAGCCTTCATCGTGTGGGTTTCTTCGACGCCACTCTTCCACGCGACTGTCATAGGGTACTTAATAAGGGGATTATTGCCGCCACCGACTTTGCTATCGACATACCTCTTGGTGGTGATCTCATCAATGTGAGTCGGCATTCTGCCTTCTTTGAGCCGTACCTCTCCGGATCCTCGAACTTGGAGGATATTATCGCCGGTATGGTCTCTAAACACGAAGAAGCCAGTTCCACTGTCATCAGCGGCTTGGAAGTTCATCCACTTACCAGCACTGCCAGCCAATATGGTTGTCGTAGATCTGAGTGTGGTTTCACCACCATTATTCAAGTAGCGGTCGTCAGACTCACCCTCAGCACTTGGCGGCTGGATAATCTTGACCCTTAGATTGTCTGCGTTGTCTGTCTTTGAATCGGCATTCAGCGCCCTAACAAAATCAACATCAATCACCCAATACTGAGCGGCGCCTTGACTCTCATCATGCACCTCAACAACAGTGAACAGGCCGTAATCCGCTTCCCCCTGAACAAACAGCTCAATCAAGTCGCCTGCGTTTACATTGGAAAAACCATGAGGCGTGCCATCGTTGTCTAGCTCGTTAAGCCATACTGACTTGACGCTCTTGAACAAGCCAATGGGTGAACCAGTGCCGTTCATCCCGTCATACATGGTGAGCTGGCCCCTGCTTCCAACAACACCACCAAGATTGAATTTCCATGTGCCGCGCTCTACAGACGGTGCAATTGCGTCAATCTCTTCCTCTAACTCAATAATGTCATTCTGAAGTTTTGTGAACTCATCCTGAGTAACAATAGGATTGTTGATAACTTCGCACGGGTAAAACCCCTCGTTTCTATCGGCATCCGGAGTAACCCAAATACTTTCCTCGTAAAAGCGATCATCATCTACTTTCTCAACCGCGAAGCAGTAGTAACCCCATGTACCCCAGTCATCAAGGGTATCTACAACCTCAACTAGCTCCGTAATGCGCCACAGGTTATTGAAGTATGCGCCCGCTATGGAATCCAAATCGACGCTTCCACTCGCATTGGTCCCGTGAAAACCCTGAGCTGCAAACGTCCTAACCTGAACCGTATCGCCGACCTCAAAATTCTGTACGAAGTCAGTCCAGCCCGCTACAGCCGAGCCATCGGGCTTGTTGCGCTCATTCAGTCTGGCAGAGTTAATGAGTAGGTGGGTAATGGTCTGGGGCTTGTAGGTGCCGTTATTGCGATCTGAGTCATAAAACCAGACGCCAGGGTATTGGCAATAATTGCTCCATCCCGAAATGGGATCGGGGACTGAATCGGGATCGCTATCAGGGTTGTAATACGACTCTAATGGAATAATCCCCTTGCCATCATCATCGAACTCAAAGTTACCCCTGAGCTGCATGACAAAGTTTTTATTGTCGAGCCTTTCGTCATCACCACAGTTATGAACAACAACATTCTGGCCCTCGTAATGCGATAAGTCGCCCTCGTCATGGTGCATCTCGTAAAAGGGATTACCACCTACCATCGTTGTCTTTTTAAACTTGTGACGATTCCCGTTAATGGAAATCCACTTCTTGCTTGCGTCTAACTCAGCAGGGAAATTATAAAGCTTAATCTCACTCCAGCCCGTATAACTGCCTTGAGGGGCATCGGGGTAATACGTAATAACTACCTGCTCAACAGTGCTTTTAAGGTCCGGATACGCTAAACACACAGCTTCAAATTTCGGGCAAGCACTGGCATCTACAATTTCTTTAGTGACCCAGCGCTGCTTATCTGCCTCGTACACATAGCGAACACCATTCTCTAGCGTTACCGTGTCGCCATCTTTAGCGTCTTTGTAAAATGCGTAACTCATAATCAGAAGATTCCTGAGATTGTTATGAAGTAAGGCCCAGACCCATTAGCGAAGTTGCCTCCATTCAGTGCAGTCTTGCTGGAGACATAGCAAAGAGCGTGGTCGGGGTGAAAATCAATCCGACTGATAGTGCCTGTTACCTTCATCTTCCACCCACCACCTGAGACTTCCCAGATAGTGAAACTTTGCTTATCGGTGTACTTCACATCCTCACGCGGCGTATTTGTTCCCCAAGCGATGCCATCTCTATCTGTGGTGGAAAGCTCTAGGTGCTGATTACCCGTGCTTTCCTTTACCCACCACTGGAAATACCCATTCGGCAAATTAACGATGCTGCACATAAACCTAAGCCCTGGGGGCCTAGATGCAGAGATGCCGCTAGTATGTGCGTCTACATAAGCTTTAGTGGCCGCGTGATGTGACTCGACAGGCTCTTTTAAGTTGTAGACGCCAAGCTGACCACCAACGCTGTGTATCAGCGTCTTGTTTTTGCCTTCTGCGTTGACCTGCTTAACCTTCCAGTCAGTGTCATCGGGTAATTGATTGGAGCCTGAGTTATTTAGCTTTGATGTAAGACTGTCATCGACATATTCAATAGAGGCAAGGTCTTGATTTTGCGGGTAGACGTAAACTTCTTCAGCCTCATCTACCTCAAAGTCATTTATTCCCGATAAATACTCAACCACCAGCGCATTAGAGTCACCACTGATCGCCTTGTAGCGCGTAATGTCACCCGCATTCCTGAAGCCAGACGACTCAATAAATTCAACAATGTCATCCGGATTAGTCGGCTTGGTGGCGTTCCCGTTAGCGTCAAACGGCGCGAAACTTATGTACGTCACATCGGCAGCAACCGGCGAATTTAAAAACAACTCACCGTTACGCGTCGCAACGCCAACGCTCACACCCTTCACCACGTAACGCGCCACCGCACCCTTGGTAATACTTAGCTCTTCAACCTTGGCAGCAATCTTGGCTTGATCGTCGAGACTCGTTTCTACCTGCGCAACGATCGCGGATTGATCCTGCAAACTCTTTTCTATCTGAGCAACGATCTGCGCTTGCAGTGCCTCACCCTCAGACACCCGACCCTCAAGCGTCGTCGGAGGCGCAACAGGAATCCAAGCATCTGACGCACTGTGGAAAACAAAGAGCTGCATGGTGTCTTGCGTGTTATCAAACCACAGCGACCCGTTACCTACCGAGTCCTCTTCCATATCCGGAAGCTCGTCCTTGATGATAACCACACCCTCGGGTATCTCTGCTTCCCACAACACCCACTCGTAGTCGTCCTCAACCAACGTCCAGATATACAAATCCAAGTCATCTGGCTGCGGGTCGTCATAGTTAAAGTCCGGATCAGTAACCTGATACCACTGGTCATCCGGCTCAAGCTCACTCGCGGGGTCCGTGTGCGGATACTCTTCCGGCTCATCCTCCGCATAAATAGGCAACCGATCTACAGGCAACTCCGGCTCGGCAAGCAACTGCTCCAACTGCTCCCAGAAAAACCGATTCACCTCCATCTGGTTCGCAAGGTCCGGCAAGTCACCCCGAGACTTGAACCGACCGTCAGCACTGCGGAATACCGCATCACCGTTTGTCGCAATCAAGTCCGTCGTCGCGGTAGCCCACTCACCCGCACCACCTTTCTGGCGATACACCAACCAGTCGTCACCATCAGCCGGCTTCTCAACATAGTCCTTGTTATCCGGCTGCAACTCGTCAATCTGATCTTGCAAGTGCTTGTCAGCCGCAACCCGATCCGCTATCTCTTTCTGTATCTGACCCGCCAAGGCAATGTCGCCGTTCTCACGCGCCACGATCTCGTCAGCCAATAACTGACGAATATCCTCATCCTCGTAGAATTTATCCTCTAAGCCATCAATCCGAATACCAAGGTCTACGTCACCCTGTATGCGAGCAATGACCTCCGCCTCAATGTCCGCTTTGTTCGCTTCAGTGAGCTGCCGGTTGAGGTCAATGTCAGACTCATTCTGCTCAACCCGAACCTCAAGATTATTTATGTCAGCCTCAAGCTGCGTCGTGTCAAACTCATACTCCGGCGCATTCTCCAACGACTCAATCCGAACCTCATTCGCCTGTATACCGGATTGCAAAAATTGATTGATCGGCTTCTGGGTCGTCAACGACGCATCACCACCTAACCCATCCAAGTCTCCGTCAGCCGGAATATTGCCCGTGTGCAGTCGGTGCCATTCCAGCAGACCATTGCCACCCTTGCGACCACCATGCAACTCACCGTTAGGCGGTACGTCATAGTCATCAGCAATACTCACGCCGCCCGTCATCGACACCCACTCGTGACCCGTCCACGTATACTCTTCAGCCGTGGTCCCCGAGTCCATCCAAATGTCACCTATGTAGGGATTCTTTGGCGGCTCATCAGCTAACGTCGCATTCGCACGGCCTATCTCGTGCCAACCACCGTCAACAAATATCCAGAACGTCTCCGTGATCGTGTCCCAGTAAATATTCCCTTCTTCAGCAGGGGGATCAACGTTAGGCGGACCCGCATGATTGCCCAGCCACCACGATCCACCCTCATCAACAATTTTCTGAGCCTGAGCTGCCCACCAGCGGGCCGAAAAATATCCAGACTGAACCGACTCCGGCGCATCGTTAGGTAAATAACTCCCGTCTGCCAGGGGGACAGGGCCAGCCAAATACTCAGCCCAGTCAGCCGATTGCTTCTCGCTCAACCATGCTTCGTTAGCACTACCCTCTGCGTGATTCGCAGCATTATTCGCGTCAACCGCAGACGAAACAGACTCACTTGATGACTCCACCGCAGACTGAGCTGCCACCTCAGCAGTATCAGCCGATTCCTCAGCGCGAGCCGCCGAACCTTCGATACCAGCACGCGCCGTTTCAGCGCTCTTCGCATACTTAGCCGATTCATTTGCACTCCTGTCAGCACTGGCCGACGCCGCCAACGCATCATCGCGATTCTGCTCGCTGTCACCATTGGCCGTATCGAGTAAATACTGAAGTAAATCCGGATTGAGATTGTGATGATTGACCTTGTGAGCCTTCAGCCGGCCCGTGTCTTGATCTAGGTCTGACCGCTTAATCCACTTTTCGATCTTGTCCGTTGAGTCGGAAATTTCAGAAAACTCGGCATCTAGCTTGCCGCCGCTCGCTGGGAGGTCGCTCTGTAGCTTGTACTGGTTCTTAGGCTCGTATTTTTTTGTCACAGTAGCGTCTCGCGCGCGTAGCGTTCGCGCGATAGTCTCAAGTAGGAATAAGGTTGTCAACTAACGCTAGACAAAAATAATTTTATACGGGGGTCAGATAACAATGGCAGTCGGCGGCGGGGCGACGCGGGCGGGGGTCGGGCCGGCGCTGCGCCCCTGTAAAAGGTCGGTCCAATCGCTGCGCCCTTGCGACGCTTTCATTACCTGTGCAGTGCGCCAGTGCTCCAGCTCTGCGCTGTGCAGCGGGCAGGCCACTGTGCTGGTGCAGCGAGGGCAGGGGTCAACATAACTTTGCGCTGCATAACATTCACAGTGTTGTGCTTTATTAAGCTATTGCTCAGTCTCGCCCAGCTTACTTCTCTGATTGGCTATCAGTTGATCCAAATCGGCAATATTGTACTCGTTTGCAGTCTGGCTCCGCTCCGCTTCGCGCTGCACCTCCAGAGCCGTGGAGATGATGGCGCGTGCAGCTGCGACCCGAACCGATGGTGACACGTCTTCGTCGCCTTGGATGGTGCGGAGCGTGCGCACGGCCTCGTCCGCTGCGGAGGCCAGTTCACTCGA